AGTTTTGACCGGAAGCGGATCCTCTAATCAGCCTACTGGTATCTATACCGCTTTAAACGGCACGGCTCAAGATTTGGCTTTGGGCGCTATCAGCTACGACGATTTGGTAGACATGGAGGCCTTGTTGGCTGCTAACAACGCACTTGGCGGACGCCTGGGCTACGTTACGCACCCTAACGTAGTGGCTAAATTGAAGAAGACCAAAGTTGACGCTGGCTCCGGCCGCTTCTTGGTAGAGGGAATGCTTGACCCAGTACAAACCGCCAACGGTTACAATATCTACAGCACGACCTTGAGCAAGAAGACCAGCGGAACTCCTGATACCTACGGTATCCTTTTCGGTAACTTCGAAGACGTGCAAATCGGCTTTTGGGGCGGTGCTACTTTGTTGATTGACCCCTACACTGAAATGCTTTCTTCTACGGTCCGTATCTACGTGGAGCGCTTTATGGACATCAAAATTTTGCGTCCTAAGAGCTTCGTAATCGCTGACGACGTAACGATCTAATGACTACAATTGACTTCACCCCCGCAGCCATTAACCTCAGCGAGGTAAAGGCTTTCTGCCGAGTAGACGGAAGCGCAGACGATAGCCTGCTAACTTTCCTTTATAACGCGGCCTGTGACGAAGCGCTCAGTTATGCGCAGGTGGTGGTGGGAGTCGCAACTGTTACCGTGGTGACCAATTGGGAAGCTGAAATAACGCTTCCCTTTTGGCCCATCGGGGCAGTTACCTACGTTAAGGTGGACGGCGTGGCCGACACCGAATACACCCTATTAAATGGACGCCTAACCCCTTCCGAGGAAGGCGATAAGCTGGAGGTAGTTTACGCGGCAGGCTGGAATACCAGCACGCCCAAGGATGTAATCCACGCGATCTACCAACGGATTAAATTTGGCTTTGACTACGGCGACGACTTGCCGCAACCAACGCCGCGCTTTTTTGACCGCGTACTGTTCCGCTACAAAAACACGCTTTGACCCTAGACCGCCGCATAACTCTCTACAGCCCAACTGTGAGCACCAACAACAGCGGGCAGGTACTGCGCTCCTTTTCGAGCGCTGGTACTTGCTATGCCATGCTGGTGATTAACGAAGCAGCGGGCACTGAGGCTTTTGTGAGCGACCAAATGCAGAGCAGCGCTACAGTAATTTGGCGCGTGCGCTACCGGACGGACATCCTAGGCAGCTGGGAGCTGGAATTCAATAGCCAGCGCTACGAAGTAATCAGCGCCTTGCCTGAAGGCCGCAAGCGATACACGCTAATCAAGTGCAAACTCAAGGACAATGCCTAAGCAAAAGGGAATTGTTGGCCTTGATGAGCTCAGAAAGAAGCTTCAGAATGCACCGGAGAAAATCCGACTGCAGGAGCTGTACGGTGCCCTTCGCCAGGAGGCCACCCCACTGCGCAACGCGGCGCGGGCTGCCGCTTACGAAGACGTTACCAAACCAGGTACAAAAGACCTCTTCAAAAGCATTAAGGTGACCCGCGCACGCGTCCGCGCTTGGCGTGACCAGATTGCTGTATGGATAGGACCAGTCCGAGTGCGCAACCGTAAAGGTGACGCTCAGGCTTACCCTTTCATGCAACTGTACGGACGCCGGGCAAATGGCACCAACAAAGGCTACAAAGCAAAGGACTACATGGGCCAGGCTTGGGACCAGCTCGGCGCAGCTAGCCGGGCAAAGATTGACCGCATGGGCCGCAGTAAGTGGCAGCAAGAACTTAGACGCGCCCTCCAGTGAACTACTTGCAAATCATTCGCGACAAACTGGTAGCCGCTCAGGCGCTGCCCGTTTATGCTATGGCCGCGCCCCAGGGCACGAAGGTAGATCACATTGTGCTACAGATCGACAGCATCGACGTGAGCGAAACCAAAGACGGCTACCGAATGCAGACCGTAAACGCGGAACTGTACATCTACCAGGCTTCGGCTGACAACGCACAAACTACCCTCCAAACCATCCGCACCTACCTGGCAGCGAATGGGAACAGTACATACATTTCCGCCTGGATGACAAACGCGCAGAGCCTTTTTAATCAGGACGAGGAAACCGTACTTTTGATAGCCGATTTCACTTTCACAATTAAAACTACCTACTAATGGCAACATCTTCAGGCACCGAATTCCGGCTCCTATTGAGCACGGACGGCACCACGTTCAAAGGCTTAGCAAACGAAACGGAATGTTCGTTTGACATCACAAGCGAAACCCGCGAAACCACCAGCAAGGACAGCGCAACATGGCGTACCTATGTTTCTAGCGCAAAGGCTTGGAGCGCTTCAGGCAGCGCCCTCTTTGGTGACGACGACGCTACCAAATGGAACCCGGACGAACTGTACGAATTGGTAGGTACTTTGGTCACGGTAAAATTGACACCTTGCGCCGCTGGTTCAGTCACTCCTTCCACTGGAGAGAGCTGCTTGAGCGGACAAGCTGTATTTACTTCTTTCTCTAGCTCACAACCAGATAAGGATAACGGTACCTTTACCTTTCAATTGCAAGGCGCTACAGCTTTGGCTAAAACAACAAACGCGTAATGGAAAAGGGGCAAAAATTCGCGCTGGGGGCAGCGCTCATGTTTGAAGATATCACTGGCAAGCGATTGGCTGATATTAGCGATGGTTTAGGTTTAAGGGACACGATCGCGCTGCTTTATTGCCAGCGCTTTTGGAATATTAAAGAACGGCCAACGCTTGACCAGTTTACTGATGAACTGAGCGCCTCTGACATCGAGGCCCTCCCGGCATTACTCAATGCCCCTTTTTTCCCGACGGAGGTCCAGTAAAATTACTGGGCCTCCTCATCGGGCGGATTGGGATGAGCAAAGCCGAGGCTGTTACGCTGACTTCTGACGAAATAGAAGCCATACTAACAGCCTACAACGAGGGGCAGATGGACAACTGGAGCCGCACCAGGTGGCTGGCCACTGTGCTAGCTAACTTCAGCGGCAACACAAAGAAGGGAGGCGTCAAACCTACCGACTTGTTTAAATTTGACCACGAGAAAAAACGCACAGGTATCAAGGAATTCATCAACGCAGTAAATAATGGCTGACCAAATAATCTCCAGGCTACTGCTTGGCCTTGATACTAGAGAATTCCGCAACGGCATCCGGCAAGCAGACCGGGAGCTAAAGGACTGGAGCAAGGGAATCGGTAAGATTGGCGAAATGCTAGGCGCCGCTTTTGCTGTTAGCGTAATCGCGGACTTTACGATGGAAGCCGTAAAGCTGGGGGACCAGCTAGACGCAGCCACTAAAGGCTTTGAGCGCTTTGGTAATGCTGCCGACCTTGACCGGTTGAGAAAATCAACGCAAGGCATGGTTTCCGACGTCAAACTATTGCAGCAAGCAGTAAGCGCTGGAAACTTCGGCATACCGGTAAAGGAGCTGGGAAACCTTTTTGAATTTGCACAGAAACGAGCAAAGGAAACCGGGCAAGAGGTTGACTACCTTACACAGTCGATTGTTACCGGTATTGGCCGTAAGAGCCCGCTTATCCTGGATAACTTAGGTATAAGCGCTTCAATGCTTCGGGACAAGCTCCACGGCGTAACCGTGGAAAGCGCCAGTATTGCTATGGTGACCAAAGCCGTCGGCGAGATTGCGGAGGAACAGCTCAAGCTGATGGGCAAAACTGTAGACGACGCAACAACCAGCAGCCAGCGGCTTGTGGCTACCTGGGAAAACTTCACAGCTAGCGCTGGGCAAACACTTGGGCCAGTGGTAAACTTAATCCTGAAAATTACTACCGCTATTTTTAATGCAGCGGGCGCAATGACCGGGCTTAAAGAAGAAACAAAGCTAGCAAATGGCGAGGTAAGCGGTTTCGGTATTTGGGGCATCGAAATGAATAAGGTTACCCAGGAGACCGAAAAGGCCACTAGGGAAATACTGAATTTAGGTACTGCCATGCGCGGCATTTGGAATACCTTTAATACAGTCGGCTACACAACCTTAGCCGGAATGAAAGCCCGTTTAGCAGAACTTCAAAAAGAATTTGAGAACGCAGACGTAGCTGGAGTAAGATTTGCAAATATCCGCTTTGAAATTAAGAAGCTAGAGGAACAAATACGAAACCTAACCAATCCAGTGGCGGGCATGATGCCCAAGGTTGAGAATATAAATTTGGTTTCTAAAGGATTTAAAGAAGTAGGCGATAGCGTCAACGGTATGACCATCGAAATAAAAAAGGCCGCACCTAGCATTAACGACCTAAATACAAAGTTTAGGGACCTAGCAAAAGAACAAAAGATTGTTAATGAACTAGGCAGCACTTTGGGCCGCGTACTTCAAGAGAGCTTCAGTTCTGCGCTTACCAATGGTGAAGGCTTCTTTAAGACGTTTATCCGTGGCCTAAAGCAAATGGTGGCGCAAATCCTAGCAACAGCTGCCGCAGCTGCAGCGCTGGCTATTGCATTAATGGCCTTAGGTATTCCAGGTGTAGGTACAAACTTTGGGCAGACCTTTAAGGGGCTGTACAAAGCAATGGGAGGCACTGGTGCCGACTTTATGAACTTTGGCACATCAGCAGCCGCTGGAGGCGGAGGCGCTGCACTTGGAGGCGGCCGCACTATCCTGCGCGGTAATGACCTTTTTATATCTAACTCGCGCACCAACTTTGATATTTCTAGAATAGGTGGCTGATCTACTTACACACACGGCAGAAACCTACGACCATACCTTTGAGATTTGGTGCGTAAACCCTCCCTTTAGTCCGGGTCCTGGCTTTACTCCGGACGAGTTTACCGTAGTAGATTGGAGCATCCGGTACGAAGGGCTGGACAAATTTGCCCCAGGCGTAGTGCCTAGCCAGCTAGACCTTCAGGGACTAGACGAAGCTAGCCCATTCCTGCCCCTTCTTTCCCTGGCATACGACAGCTCCAGCTACTACTACATCAAGGTCTATACAAAGCTGGGGCCTTCGCTGATTTGGTCCGGAGTATTCATCAACGACCTAGCAACGCGTGAGGTGGTAAACGGCGTCCGCGTCACTACGCTAGCAGCCGCCGACGGCTTCGGCGCTATGGACCAGCTGAGTAACGGCTATGTATGGAACAACACTATTTTACCTTTACTACGCAAATAGCTGGGCAGTTTGACTCTATAGGGCTATGGAAGCTATTTAGCGGCTTTGCAATAAGCCAAACCATAACGCACAGCTCCGCACCTAGCGGGCGCAATATCTTGCACTACAGCGGCACGACTCCATACCACTACCTATACAATCAAAATACCTTTGAATGGCGCACGGTGCGCGAATGGCTAGACAGTATACTGGTAGCCTTTGGACTGCAGATGTACCAAAAGGACGGCATGCTTTGGTTTCGATCCGTTTGGATTGACAACCCATCTACCTGGGACTATTACAATAGAAACGGCACGCACCAAAGCCAAGGCGCAGCGCTGGGCTTCCCTACCCTTACCAACGTAATCGCGGACGGCATCCTCAGCTTTAAGCCAGCGGCCAAGTATTACAAGATGACCGACCTCAACAGCATAATTGTAGATAACTACGAAGCTGGTGGAAGCGGTGGACTTTTTCAGGCTGCAAATGATTACATTTTTGCCGCTACCTACTTAAGTGACGGGCAGAACCACCTTGATTACGATATTACTAAGCGCATAGTTTTTGGACTGGACCCGCTTTACTCTGGAGTTATTGACTTCCGCCTAAAGTATTACGTTGAATTCCAGACGCCATTCGGTAGCTACTGGTGGAACGGAAGCAACGCCTGGATCACCACGGAAACCTTCAAGAACTACACGCATAACAATTTTCACGTTGATAATCCTAACGCTTCACCCGCGCAGATTGCCTACGATTTCACAGAGAATAACGTGCACCTTCCGGTAACACCTTTACCGCTTGGCCTTGGACTGATCTACCACAAGCTGGTATTTGAGCAGACCGGAGGTAGTACCATACCAGATGACCCATTTGGCGGAGCGTACCAACCAAACTGTGTACTGCAGTGGAGCTACACATACGACAGCACCGTCGGCAGCAACGGCCTTACCTACGAAACGGACAACAGCGCCAGCGTGCAAGGTTTCAACGAAAACCTGCAGACGTACCACGGCGATAGTTACTCGAACTTATTACTTTCCCCAGGCATCCGAATCTTCACCAACACCGGGCGCACTACCTACACCGAAAGCGCAGGACGTTGGAGCACTGAAAAGCTGCCGCTGAATTACCTCATGGCGCTATTCCTCTGCAGCAAAATGAACCGCCCGCTGGAGTATTACGAGGTAAGCCTTAACGCTCCCACCTACTACTTTCACGCCTTTACCTGGGGCAGTAAGACCTACCGTCCCATCAATCTAACCTACACCTACGACGGTGCTAACATTACCTTAGTGGAGCAGCACGAAGGTGAACCCAAAAGCGCTGGGAGAAATTCGCAATTCCTGCCGTAACGTATTAACTATCTTTGACCTATGAACACTGCGCAGTTTATTACTATTATATATAGCGACGGGGGCACGCCTGCTATGCAGGCAGCCTCAGCGTACCAGGTAAGAGTGCTAGCCGATAGCGGAACGATTGAAGGCTACCAGTGCATGGTGGATAAGTTAACTTTTCTATTTAACAACCCATGAGCTACTACGATGACGCATCACTTGTACTTATTCCCAGCGGAGTAAAGGCAAGCAAAGTATATAGCCAAAAGCCTACAAACGGAAGCGGGGACCTCACCTTTTCCCGTGCGTCAACGGCCACCCGTACCAACGCAAGCGGAGTGATTGAGTCGGTAGCGTCCAACGTGCCACGACTTGACTACCGCAATGCAGATGGGAGTTTAAATAGTTGTCCTCGCTTGTTGCTGGAGCCGCAGCGGACGAACCTTGTTTTTCCTTCCGCAGTTGCCACAACTCAAACACGAACGGTAACGGCTACGGCTCACACTTTGACCTTTTACGGAACTGGAAGCGTTACGCTTTCGGGAGTCGCTACGGGAACACTAACGGGAACGGGGGCAAACAACCGAGTGACTTTAACATTTACGCCAACCGCTGGCAGTTTAATTTTAACGGTTACGGGCACGGTTACAAATTGGCAACTTGAAGCTGGGTCTTTCAGTAGTTCGTTAATTGTAACCACTACCGCATCGGTGACGAGGCTTGTTGATATTGCCGAAAAGTTTGGTATCGGTTCTTTGATTGGCTCGCCTGCGGGAACGATATTTCTTCAACTACAAATTCTATCGCTTGGTTACTCTCGCTCATTTATATGTCTACAAGATACAGGTTTTCAGACCAATTCCATAAGGATTGAATGCACAGCAGCCAACCGATTTAGGATTCAGATAAGAAATGCAAGTGTTACTATTCTGGACCAAACAATAACAACTGGAAGTGCATTCACAACTGGAAACTATAAGGCAGCATTTGCTTACAACACGGGCACGAACCAAGTTGCTTTTTACGTTAACGGTGTTTCGTTATTTACAGGAACTGCCGCATCTATTCCAACGGCTTGTGTTAATTTATTTTTAGGCACGCGGCTCGCTACAATTTATGACCTAAACGTATCAGACGCATTCGACCAAGCCGCCCTATTCCCAACCCGATTGACCAACGCCCAACTGGCTGCAATTACTACGCTATGACCTGGAAAAAATACGAACTGACCGCCACCGCCTGGAAGACTTTAAGCGCCACGATCCAGGAGCAAAACGAAGACGGACCATACTGGGGCCCTGCGGTCCTGGCCGTGGTGGAATTGGGCAAACTGTGCAAGGCATACGGCACGGATGCGGAAGGCAACCAAATTTGCACTAGCACAAGTACCAGGCTTTCGGTTGACATCCTTTGGACAACGCAGCCCCTGGCTACATTTACACAGTACGAAGTTAGCGTAGCGCCCGGCAGTGAGGCGCACCAATTTGCCGGCATGGCTTGGAGCAATGAGTGAGCACGGAATCCACGACACGGCCAAGGTTTGGCTGGTAAGCATCTTATCTATTTTGGTATCTAACCTCCAGCTAGCGCTAGGCTGTACTTTGATGGCGGCAAATATCGGCTATACTATTTGGAAATGGCGCCGGGACTACCTAAAGGAGAAAAATGCAAATAAGTGAGCACTTTACCCTAGCCGAGCTGACTAGATCGCAGACGGCCCAGCGCAAAGGAATAGGAAACATGCCCACGC